TATTCAAAAGACTAATTAAAACAAAGCAGTATAAGCAATGTCGTAACCGCCCAAGGGCGGTTTTTTCGTTTCTGGAGTCTGCACCATATTTGGAAATGACTACAAAATGACTACATTGCGTCCACGATGCTTTTTGCCCCCCATAATTTTTCATTCGACAGACAAAAGAAAACCCGCGATGCGGGCTTAGTTTTACCACCAGGAAATTTGCTGACTTCCACGCTGCGGGTGAGGCGGGACAGATTTGATCTGACCAGGTGAAACGATTATCTGTGCCACAGTTTCATGTGATTTGAATGTGCAACTGCAGTTGATATTCTGGCACTGATGATAACGTTCCTTCGTTTCCTTCGAGATATAACGGCTAGATTTGGTGTGTGCTGCGTTCTGGCAAAGCGGACAATGCATCATATGGGCGCTACCTGAATAATTAGAAGTATCAATTACTATTTTGACTACGAGAGTAGGCATTTGCAAACAAATAACTAGTCATTTGTGAATGAATCATACTCAACGTCATTAAGTAACACCTCAAAATCGAGCTGTGTGGTGTAGCCATTGTTGCTCAGGCTATGCGTCACTTTACTAATGAGCCACGGCTGCGCATCGATCACCGATTTAAAGCCGCTGACTTGGACCGGTGTTTCGGGATAGAGATCAGCCCGGCCCATTGCCAGCGTAAGCGAGAACTCAGCCACGCCACGCTGGAGCTTTTCCCACTTAGCTTTAGCGGCGCGCATCGCCGTTGCTTTGCTTGAATAGACTGTCGTCAGCGTAAACACGTTGTCTTCGCTGCCTGCCAGATAATCACCTTCTTTCGCTTCCGGTGGTTTAGCCGCCTTTGCTTTTGATTTCTTCGCTGCAGGATGTTCCAACGCGCGAAGCTGCCGCACTTTCATTTTGCGCTGCAGCTTCACTTTCTTTGGCTTTGGGTCTTTGGGGTGAAGCCAGCTTGCTGATACGCCGGTATAGGCGCCACGGTCAGCGATGCTGAAAGTGTGCCGGTCACCATCGGTACGCGTGATGGTCATCTGCGGGATGGGTTTGCCGCTTATGGTGACGCCATTACCCGGTCGGATAAACAACAGACGACCGGCTTTTACTGCAGCGACCGCGCCATAGAGCGTGGCTAGGCGCGTCAGGAATTTGGCGTCGGTCTCCTGTGTCTGGTCAATATGCGCCACCGCAATCCCGGCAAAGCCATCGGCCAGCATAGGTTTAAGTTTATTGCGACCGGCAATCTGCGTGACAATATCGCCTAAGGTTGTTTCGTGGTAGGACACTTCGCGGCGTGAATTCAGCGAGCCACGAAAATCAGCACTGCGGGCGCGAATCGTCATGGTGTCCGGTGCGCCGTGGTGCTCGACCTCATCAACGGTAAAACTCCCTTTACCGATCAGCGCCTGTCCTTTCCAGCCAAGAAACAGCGTTACCACAGCGCCGCGAACCGGCATTGCCAGTTGGCCGTCTGCGTCGTCCAGCTCGACGTCGAGCTGGTCAGCCTCAAAGCCGCGGTTGTCGGTCAGCGTGAGCGATATCAGGCGATCACGAATGTTCGCTGTGACATCCTTTGAATTGACCGTCAGCATAAAATCAGGTGTTAAGCGCGCGCCCATCTGCACCGGCAGGCCACTGATACCGGTCATCCGATCAACCCTCCCGCCTGTGAAATGATATTGCCGGCCGCTGACTTAACGCTGACGATGGCCGATGTGATTTGCCCTGGCAGATTTCCCGCACCGCTGATAAGTCCGTCAGCCTGTTTTTTCAGATCGCCAAACATTGACGTAAGAGACTCATCCACACGCAAGAGGCTCAGCGTAAACATGATTTTGCTGGCTGTACCGTTAGGGAAAAATTCGCTGTGGGTATTTGAAATGCTCTCGATAACGTACATGCCATAAATCATGCCGCTGCCGCCAATTAGCGGCCATGCCATGCCCTGATCGGCCAACAGCCGAATCGTCATCAGAGAAATGGCGCCGCCAGTAATCTCCGGTCGAAGCTCTCCCGACAGCGTAATTTTCTCATCACCCGGCCCAATGAACTGCGCCGCCGGTCGCTGACCTACGCGGTTGTTAGTCGGCCAACGGTAATCAATATTCTGCTGCAGTTCGCCATAAGGCAGCGTCTGTCGCATAAACGGCATCATGCCGTAGATCATCATCATCGCTTAATCCTCCCAGCTCATTTTGCTGCGATTCTGCGCCTGTCGGTTACGCTGCTCACGCGCCTGATGCTGCGCCATGAGTGCCAGCGCATCGTCTTTGCTCATTCCTTCATGCATGTTGATTTCATACTGGTAACTGTTCTGACTGCGGTCGGTAAATCCGCCGCCTGCGGACGGTGCCGACACAGGTCGATAAGGCGCACCACCCGTTGCCAGGCTGTATTGCAACCCGTCCGTATTTACGCCAGCGCCGCCCGTTGCTATCGGATCAGGTGAAGGGACTTTGTTTTTCAGACCATCAGATTTGGTGTCGATGATGCCGAGTTTTTCCAGCACCCAATCAATGCCACCGCGCAGCTGATCAAGCGCTTCTCCTGGTATCTTCAAAGCCTCCGCCAGCATGTTGCCGAACTTCTTACCCATCTCAACCGCTGAGGCCAGCTCTGTTTGCGTGGATTTCACCGGCTCCAGCAGCTTGCCAAACCAGCCCCAAAGCTCCTTGACCTTGCCGCCCAGCCATTCAAACGGCGGCTTTAGCGTGCCAAATGACTCGCTGATTGGCCCCATCGCGGCGGTAAATCCCTCAGCAACGCCAGCCATAAATGCGTTGATAGGTTCCCAATATTTACGGATCATTAATGCACCCGCCACGACGGCCGCCACGACAGCGACGACCGGCAGCGTGATTAAACCAAGCGCCGCTGTTATTGCACCGCCAGCGATGCTGAATGCTGTGCCAAGAAATGCCGCGCCTGCGATCAGTGCGTTAATTCCCGCGACGACCGGCCATGCAACCAGACCAATCAATCCCAGCCCCGCGACAAGTGCAGTCGCCGCGCCGGTGAGCACGACGATTTTGGTTGTCAGTTCAGGATTGGCTTTCACCCAGTTACCAGCGGTGACAAGCCATTTATTGGCGGTGGTCGTCAGCTTGCGAAGAGATTTATCCTGCTGTTCAAATACCTCAATGCGCACGTCTTCCCATGCAGATGACAGGTTGAGCAGATCGCCATCCAGATTATCAACCTGAACGTTTGCCACCTGCTTGGCGGCTCCGCCTGCGCTCATCAGGTAGCCGCGCTTTTCATCAAGCTTACCGTTCCCGGCTGCGTCGATAAGGTTGATGGCACCTTTCATCGCTTCTTCGCCAAAAATGGTTTTGATGTATTCCGCCTGCTGCGCCGTGCCGAGCCGGTTCTTTTTGAATGAGGCATCAATGCTTTTGAGGATGCCAAACACCGGCAGCATGTTGCCTTTGCTGTCACGGGTTTCAACTCCCAACTCGCCCAAGGCAGCGGAAGTTCTGCCGGTCGGTGCCTGTAATCGGGTAAATATGACGCTGCCACCGGTTCCCGCCATCGAACCTTTGATACCGTTATCTGCCATCACACCAAGCATGGCGGTGGTGTCTTCGATGCTGGCACCAGCTGCGCGCGCAACCGGCGCGACATATTTCATTGCCTCGCCCAGTTCAAGCAGGTTGGTATTGGACTTGGTGAAACCCTTCGTCATTACGTCGGAAACGCGCTGAATCTCCGCCATCGGGATTTTGAAAGCGGTCTGCATGTTGGTAACGATGTCAGCCGCCTCGGCAATATCGACCTTAGACGCCAGTGACAGGTTTACCGTCGATTCCGTTGACGCCAGTATGGCATCGGCATCGTAGCCGGAACGGGCCAGCGTGCTTTGCGTACGCGCCACATCCGTTGGAGAAAATGCCGTACTGCCGCCAATGTCTCGCGCCTGTTTGCGGATAGCTGCCAGCTTAGGATCGTTTTTACCGGTATCGAGCAACGCCTGCGTTTCTGACATCTGCTTGTCGAACTCCATACCCGGTGCAATCAGCCTGCCTTCTGCATAGAGTGCAGCGCTGCCACCGGCAAAGCCTGCCGCGCCGATATTGCGCACTTTCGCTGATAGCTCCTGCCCACGGCGGTAGCGTTCGCTGGTTCGGTTTAAGCGTTCCTGCTGCGCGTTGAGTCGTTGCAGTTCCTGTTTCTGCCGGTTCATCGCGAGCGTAGCTTGTGCCGAAGCGCTCTTGAGGCGCTGCTGTTCACTACTAAGATTGCGCGTAGAAATACCTGCAGATTTTAATGCCTCGCGCTGCTGCTGAACTGACAGGCGCAAAGAATTCGACTTGGTTTGTAGCTCTGCCGCTGCCTGCTTAGCTTTCTCAAGCGCACGCGCCTGCTGTGCCGTTGGGCGCTCGGTGCTTCTGAATGCCACCGCAAGCGCTGCCGCTTCGGCCTTGGCATCTTTGAGTTTCTGCTGAGTGATAGCAAGCTGTGCGCTGGTCTTGCGGAACCCCTCGATTTTACCCGCCTGCGCATCGAGGGCTTTGATGTTGTTCTGCGTCTGGCGGATCTCAGTGGCAAGCCCTTTAGTGGCACGCTCGACGGCTTTGAAGGGGCGAGATGCTTTGTCTACCGCGTTTAGCAGCACCTGCACTCTGAGGTTATTGCTCATCCGGGGTTGCTCCGCTGCGGATAAAGGCTTTATGCCGCCAGCCCATTAGCTCGGCTAGCGGCATGTCGTACATTTCAGAAGGAGGCCAGTGGAATATCGTTGCCACATCTGCCATCAGATCATTAACCGTCAGGCCGGGCGGCCACTCTATTCGTCCGACTTCGTCTGCAAAAAACCGATCACCTTTCCGCCGAGCGAGATCAGGTCAATCGGGTCGAGGGCATTGCACTCAGCTTTCGTTAACGAGGGCAGGGTGATGCGCGGTAAAATGGTCAGCAACGCGTCAACGTCTGACTGACACAGGTCGGCCAGGCGCACGCCTCGCAGACTTCCAGCCGTTGGTTTAATCAGTTCAACCTGTTTGATTTCGCTTTCACCACGCTTAAGCGGGGTTTCAAATACCACGGTGTTTTCGTTCTTTTCCATCTAGGTTATCTCTTTAATTAAGCCAGCGCCGCGCTGGCGCTGGTTGCAGGTTTATACCAGGCCGATGTTTTTACGGCGCTGTTCAAGGCGATCAACGCCGTTAACCTTCTCCACCATGTTGATGGTGTCGATCTCGATCAGCTCTTTGCCGTTCCACGTCAGTTTGTAGTAGGTGCACTTCGAGGTGATTTTGGTCTCGGTATCCTCGCCCTGTTTGGCTTCACCAAAGTCAAAGCTCTGGTGCTTACCGCGCACCTCAACCTCTACCGCGATCTCTTCGCCGGTATCGTCGCGCTGATAAGAACCGGTGAAACGCAGCGGCACGGCGGATGCGCCCCACTGCGTGAGCACTAGTTCATCAAGCCCGCCTATGCTCCATTCAACATCAAGCGCGTCATCTTCCAGACCGTTGTCGATGTGCGCCGCGCCGCTCATGCCGCCCGCGCGGTATGGATCGAGCTTGCGCGCCAGCTTCGGCAGCGTGACGGCGGTAACGATGCCCTGATAGCTGTTTGCATCATTGAAAAGGTTCATCGCCTTTAGTTTGCGTGGCAGTGCCATTTATCCGGCTCCTTAGCTGTTTACGGATGCGGCGAAGCTCGCCAGATAGGTGTCGGTAATGCGCTGGCGTAACGTCAGGTCTTCCAGCGGCGGAACCGGCGTGTAGTCGTAATCGATAAAGAGCTTGCCCGCTTTCAGAGTGTCTTTATCGTTGGCGCTTTCGTCGTACCAGGCGGATGCGCCCAGCAGATAACCGGCGTTGACCAGCTCGCGGAATTTCGCGTTGATGCCCGCAATAATTTCGCGCACCAGTACCGGCGTAAGCGGCTTATCAACCGCCCACATATGCGCTTCGGCCATTGTGTCGGCCAGCACCTGCGCGGTTCGGGTGTAGTTCTCAAACTGGAACAGTGGATCGTCGCTGCAGGTACGGTTGCCCCAGAAGCGGAAACCGTCTTTACGGATCAGCGTGGTGACGTCTGCCTCGTTGAGCAGGTCGGCATCGGTGCCGGTCTGCTGCAGATCCCAGAACACCGACGCCGAGATACCAGTCACGCCGTTTACGCCAACGTTCGACAGGGTTTTATGCCAGCCGGTGTCGTTGTCGATTTTGGCGCGCAGGCCCAGCGCGCGGGCGGTGGCGTAAGCCACATCAGATTTGTTTGCGGTGGTGTTCCACGCAAGAAAATCCGGCCAGATCACCATTAACTCGCGCTGACTGAAGTTGTCTCGATACAGGCGGGCTTCGGAAATGGTTTTGCATTCCCACGCTGACACATAGGCAAAGGCGCGCAGTTGCTGCGCGATGCTGGCTAGCGCGGTGGCAACTTCAAGCGAGTCGAGGCCCGGCACGCCGAGGATGCGCGGCTTAACGTCGAGTTGCGTCTGCGCAGCGAGCAGCGCTTTCATGCCGGTGTACTGGCCGTTTTGGTCAGTGCCGCCGATGATATTGGAAATGGTTTCAGCTTCGTCCGCGCCTTCTGCCACGCGCACCACCACGGTGACGGGCTTTGACTGATCGGCGATAGCCTGTAGCGAGGCAGAGAGCGTGCCTTTCACGCCAGCCTTGCCAACTGCGCCCTGCACGTTGGTGATTAGTACCGGCGTATTAAGCGGGAACGTTGCCGCATCCGCATCCTGCGCGGTGCAGACCATGCCGACAATTGCGGTTGATACGGTGGAGATGGTGCGCGTGCCGTCGTTGATTTCGACGACGCGGACACCGTGATGATAATCTGCCATCTGTTACACTCCTGGTTAAAGGTGTGCTCAGGGTGTCAGCTCAGGCGGGGCGGTGCATGCGGTTGCGGTTTACTGATGGATCAGCGGACAAAAGAAAAGCCCCGCAGGGCTTTCGACTTCACTCCGGCTTTTCCGGCCAGTTAATATCCGGCGCGACTGATACATTAACCAGATTTAGCTGGTCGATATAGTCCAGCCAGATATTGAGTGTCTGCTTTTCGGTATCCATCAGCGTCCTGCCAATCATCACCTTGGTCTGCAAAAGTGAAATTATCTGCGTCGCTTCATCAATCAATGACTGACGCTGCTTTTCCGCGTTTGCAACGTCCAGCGCCTGCTGCTGTACTTTCGCCTCATCGCTCATAAACCATGTTTTTTTACTGTCATCCCATTCGCAAAGTGTGCCGGGCCGTGGCGTGGAAATTATAAACTTGTCTTTTTTAACGTAAACCCGGCACGCGCTGTTAATGGCACTGTAAAAATCCTGATACTGCTCCAGACTAATTTCGCGAACATCAGTTGGAATATCATCTATCGCGGCATTTTCCTCAAAGGTATCGTCATAAAAAGCCTGCGTTGTTTCAGAAAATCTCATCATTAATACCCCAGCGCAATATAAGAACCTGTCATGGTGGTGTTCGGGCTTCGGCACTGAAAACCAAAGGATCCGGATGTCCTGCTCTTACCGAATGCCCAGGCCATTTCCTGCTGACCGGCTCCGCCGACGTCAGACGAACCGCCAGTAATTACCTGAAGAACGTTGTTTGGAAATGCTACCGGCCACGTTACGGTGGCGGTGGGACTTTCATAAATGCCGTTTGTTCCAGTGCTTCCCGTCACGCTTGAAAAGGTTCCCCATTGGAGGTAAAGCACCTTTTTAGCACCTGCGATGATCATCGGAATTTTTATGTAACCCGATTCACTGAGAACACCACCGCTTGCACCTGCAAGCGCCTGCTCAGTGAGTCCGAGTATCGAAAGTGCATCCGGAACTTTACCTGCGTCAGCCAGCTCTTTTAGGGCACTGGTAATTTTAAGATATTGTGAATGAGGATTGGCATCATCTACGTGTTGTTTAAGCGTGTCACTGCTGAATTGTTTAGCTTGCTCCAGCAACTTGTCAGCGTACTGCTTCACCACAATCACGCCGTCATCCACATACTTACGCGTCGCCAGCACCACAGACGGATCGATTTTCAGCGTCACGGCGGAAGTGCTGTTGACGATTAAAATCATGCGCACCGTCTGCGTGCGCCCGCTGCCCTCGGCAAGCTGCGGCTTGTAGGTCTCGGCGCAGTTCGCCACCGCAATCAGCACGCCGTCTGCGTCATACAGCCCAATCTCACGAATCCAGAAACCGCCCTCGCTCTCCGGGATTATCTGCTCGGCAATAATCTGGCTGTTGTTCGCCGCGTCAATCGACAGTGAGTTAAGCTGTGCGCGGCGTTTCTCGCCGATAAGTTTCGTCTGCGCCGGGTCTGGCGTCGGCAGCGTGCCGCCGCCGTCACCAACAGCCATTTCCTTAAGGTCTACTTTAGTGCCGAGCGCGGCAGCGTTCGCCAGCTTAGCCGCGCCCTGATTGGTCAGCAGGGCAAAATATTTTTGTGTCATGCGCTCACTTCCGTCAGGTCGATAAGATGCACCGCCGCACCGGAATAAACCGGCCCGCCGACGCTGATAAGTTCAGGGGTGTAGGGATAAACGGTCAGCTCGTCACCGCTGTAGCTGGCAACGGCAACCGGGATTGCGCCGTTTGCATCAAGGTTGATGGACAGGCCGATCAGATGGCGGCTGCACGGTTTAGCATCCGCGATTAACCGTTCCAGCTCGTTGTACATCTCTTCGGTAATGCCGGTATCCAGCACACCCACATCAAGCCGGAATGTGCCTGGCGTTTCGTTAGTCTTCCACCATTCGATAACGCGGATCAGATAGCCCAGCGGCTCAACCACGCGACGGATTGCGCCAATTGTTCCTTTATGGCGGTGCACGTAACGCGCAGCCGCCACTACGGCACGCTTGGTTGATTCACTCCAGCCAGAATCCCAGCGGTCAACTGACCATGCCCACGCCAGATAGGGCAGCAACTGCACCGGGCAGGTTTGCGGGTTCCAGAGCTGGCGCAGTGGCACATTCATCTTGCTGAGAGTTGCCAATGCTTCAGCCGCTGCGACTTCCAGTGAAGATGAGCCAGTGGGCAGCAGGCGATCACTCATCCGAGCCTCCCACGGTCAGCGTGTACCCGGTGCAATATGCCGCCTGCGTCTTGTCCAGCACCACGTCTGCGACAGGTTTGATCAGATTGACGCGCTGCACGCCCTCAACGTGGATAGCCGCATACAGGGCAGACAGGCGAATGTCGCGGCCCAGCCGTTTTTGTGCAGTCACGTAGGCCGCAAGTTTTGCCTCAGATGCCGCGCGGATGGGTTCAGCCTCAGGCCCCGGATAGAGATAAAGCTCAGCTTCGATGGCGTAATCAACGATCTGCGCCGACTGCACGCCTACACGGTCAGCCACCGGGCGCACGTTCTCATCGTTCAGCGCGGCATCCACCACGGCAAGCAGGTCGTCGGCAGCGGTGCCATTACCATCACGCGCCAGCACCGTTACCGTGACAACGGCGGGCGATGGACTGATGGCGGACGCATCCGCCACTCTGCCGTCAGCGCTTCGGGCGTGGTACTCATATGCGCCAGTCGGCCCGGCAACGCTTAAGCCTTCGAATGCAGCAGCGATACGGGCGCGAAAATCATCATCACTTTCCATCACCGCCGCCGTGGGCGGAATGGTCGTTTCATCTGCCGCTGTAATGGTCAGGCGTTCAACGCCGTTATTCGCACCGAGCTGGTCGAGGTCGTCGTCAAGCGCGTAAGCCACCATCACGGCCTTAGCCGCTTCGTTGATACGCTGCCGCAGAATCACTTCGCGATAGGCATTTTCCTGCAGCAGCTTCACGATGGGTTCAGATTCAAGCGCCAGCGTGCGGGCGATTGCGGCCTGCTGTTCTTCCGGGTAAAGCGAAATAAGCGTGGCTTTTCGCTCGGCCAGCAGGATTTCATAGTCCAGCGTTTCCACCACGTCGGGCGCGGGAAGCTGGCTCAGGTCGATAGTTGCCATGTTCTCAGCTCACAGGAACGGTTAAGGAAAAAGGCTGCGTCGTGTCGGCGCGGTTGCCGGTCAGCTCAACCACCATGCCGCCGTTGAAATCAGAATCGAAATTGATGCCGGTGAGCTTTACCCGCGGCTCCCACTGCAGGATCGCCATATAGCAGGCGGACATAATCTGCAGGCGCAGCGATTCGTTTTGCGGCTGGTCAATCAGCGCCGACAGCAGCGAACCATACTTGCGCCGCATCACCCTGGAGCCGAGCGGTGTTAAAAGAATGTCGCGCACTGACTGGCGGATATGGTCGAGGTCGTTAAGCGCCTCGCCGGTCTCCCGGTTCATGCCAATGTATTTTGCTGTCGTCATTCAGGGCCATCCGTTCTGCTTCCGCCGCGCTGCACGCCACCGTGCTCGTGGTCATCCACAACAACGCCGTTCGAGTCGAATTTCCCGCCGCTATGCTCAACGTTGCCGGTCATCTTGCCGCCCTCTGAAAACTCAAACGTTTTGGCTTTCAGGTGCGCCGAACATTCAACCTCTGGCGTACTCAGCAGGATTTTTACCGCCGCCTCAATGGTGGCGGTTTGTATGCCGGTTGCTTTGAGCGCACCGGTTTCCGGTTCGTACTCGATTACGGCACCATCAGGGAATGACCAGTGCAACGCATCAGCCGATGCGGATGGGGCGGGATTGTCATCGGAGAAAATGCCCGGCAGCACAAACCCGGTATCAAGTTCACCGCCGAGGCATAAAACGAGCACCTGCTCACCCACCGATGGCGCATTCCACGAACGGGTTTTACCCGCGCGCGCAGACAGCCAGTGAAGCCAGCCAGTGGTGTTGTTTCCTGTATCCACGCGGCATAACCCGCCGTCCAGTTTTACGGCGGACACGGTGCCAATGCGGATCAGATTGCGCAGTAGGCGCAGGATTTCGGAAAGTTGCTCGTTCATGCCGCTAGGTTGCTTTTTTGCGGCATGAAGATCTATCAATGGTTGTTTGGTGATTTATCAGCGTGCACTTAGAAAACTAAGATTTATCAAACCAAACATCTGGTCTACGGATATCTCTATGATTTATCAGATACTTCATATCAAGTATGTGCTCATTTATATTAACTAACATCTCAGCCTTATCTTTATCAGGCACGCCAGTTAACTTGCCAATTAGATTTGTGAAGTAATCAGGATAAGTTTTGTAATTAGGGTTAACGTATTGAGCATCTTCTTCATAGTAATGCCAGTGATCGTATTCAATATTTCCAATCTGCTCATCCAGTTCTTTTTCCTCTTCCTCACTTAGGATTATTCTTTTATTATTCCTATCGTCATTTTTATTTAGAATAGCCTGGCGATGTTGATTTATTTTATTCTGAATTTCCCGATGAATAGGCAATGCCATATCAATTGATGTAGCCAAATACCATGAATCTCTTACTCGCTCAATTTCATCTGCAGAGACCTTCATACTCTTAAGTTCATCACTTATCGATGTAACAAAGTCGTATAACTTTCTTTTAGGAATTGCTGAATCATACTTCCCCGCTTGGGAGGCCGTAGTAATCGCTATTTCGCTAATCGGCAATGAAATGCCTCGCAATTTTTTTAGTATTTCCTCTGCTTCACTTAGTTTTTCCCTAAGTTCCGCAGCCAATCCAAAAACATTAAAGCTTTTAACATCAAAATGGAAAAGTATTATAACAATTACTCCAGCAGCAAAGCACGCTGCGCCACCTGTCACATTTTCAAGCGTAGAATTAATTGCGCCTAAAATCAGAAAGGTGATCCCCAACAGTAAGGCACCATTTTTAATATTTATAACGTTTTTCATTTTCCTTCCCGTCACATACAATTTTAAATCATTCTAATCGCGAAATTATTAGTTCCTCAATCATTTTTAAATCAGTATCGTTGAGGCCCATAAGCGGGCGCGCTTCATACTGCGCATCCTTACCGTGACGTGATGGCCTGTCACGCAGACCATAATGATGCACCCGCGCCATGCGCTGCACACGCCCGGTAAACTCAATTACCGCCTCATTTGAGGTTGCCTGCGCCTTCATGTATTTCGCCGTGCGCAGCTTCGCGAACATCTCCCGCTTAACCCGACCTTTCTTGCCGCGTATTGGCTGCGCCTTGCGCGGCTTGAAGGGTGTGCCGTCCGGTGCCTGCTGGCGTTTGATATTCTGCTGCTGGCTGGCGCGCAGCTTCTTCGCGATATTGCGCGCCATCTCTTTGCGCGAGGACGGTGAAAGGTTGCCAATCAATGCGTTCAGCCGGTCATTGACCTGTTGCAAATCACTCATGGTCGCCACTCGCTAACCAGATCACCGCCAGCATAGAGCTGCACGGGTCGCGCATCGTTCTCCGGTATTGGATTTTCACCAACGTGATTAACGTGCAGCGCATCGCCCACGCGCTTCACGATCACGCGCTCGCTCAGCTGCAGGTCAATACTGATATCGCTGGCCGTGTCGCTGATCACGTCAGCCTTGAAGGTGAAGCCGCTCTGCTGCTTCTCCTTCGTCGCCATGATGTCGGGTTCATTCACCCGCAGCCATTCCAGCATCGGCACAATCAGCAGATCGATATCACCGGTATAGTCGGTGATCACCATGTTCAGCCGGTACTGATATTCAAACGACAGCGAGGTGGCAAGCGTTGATACGATACGCCCGCTGTCGATAAAAACATTCAGGCTGTCAGGGTTGCGCTGCAGCAGCGGCACGCTGTCGGTCAGTGCCTTGCGGAGTTGTTGAGGTTTCAGCATCGTGTTGCTCCTGGCACTCTTTAATGATTTCGACCTGCAGCCCGCAGGAAGCGAGCGCCGCCTCAAGTTGCCGGTTATCCGCCGCCAGATCGCCCGCCGTTCTCAGGCTATTTCCCGGAACCGGGCAGCTTGTCACGCGCGGACAGCCAATCCAGATAATCTCTGGCGCTGGTGAAGGCGGGACGGGTGTGCAGCCTGATAACATCATCAGGCAAAGCAGTAACAGACCAGTCACGGAGTATCGGGTTTGCATCGGTTTCCCTCTGTATGTGTGCCTCTCGCGTCAGCGCCCCGGCGCTGGCTTTGCCCTGCATCAGCCGCAGCGTGGCTTCGCGCTTCTGCCCTTCGTTGTTTTCAGTTTTAAGCCGGGTGATGGCTTTATCCCGGCTCTCGATACCGGCGGACAGTGTGCCGATAACCCGCTGCGCGCTCGACAGTTCATCGCTGGCAACCGACCAGCGCCAGCCGGTTAACACCAGCGCCAGAATCGCCACGGCTAGAAGGGTTCCTGTAATGCGGATCACAACGCCCCCTTAAGGCACCATGCCAACTCACGCACGCGGCGGTTATCAAGCCCCTGATTAAAAACGCCTTTCACGTAGACCCAGCGCGGCACCTGATAGCAGGCTTCGCGCCAGCGGCTCTGGTTCAGCAGCTTCACCATTGTTGAGCTGCAGGCATTGCCCGTGCCGACGTTGAAGGCAAGTGACACCAGAGCGTCGTAGACCTTTTGCGGCACCTTTACGAACAGGCAACGCGTTAACGCCTTTTCCGTGCGGAGCACGTTAGCGATAAAGGTTCCTGCCGCCTGGCGTTCGGTGATGGTTTTTCCCGGCACCACGCCAACCGTGTTGCCGATGCCGTCCGTCCATTTGTCCGCGTCGCACTTATACGGACTCAGGCGACAGCCTTCGTAATCGGCGATAAGTTTCAGCCCCTCAACGGAGGTATGCAGTTGCTGAAAGCCTGGCAGCGTGGCGGCAATCGCCAGCACCACGCCCACCGAGCAGCGCTTAACGGTTTGCAGATTCATAGTCACTCCGGCTGATGCGGCCCGTTGCAAAAAGCTGGTAGGTTTTGCGGCGGTAATACCAGCTCACCAGAAACATGCCGACGCCGAGCACCATGCCGAGGATCGTCGCCACGTCCTGCAAATCCCACTTACCGAGCCAGCCCATCACCACGGCAATGCTGTAGGTGATAAAGGCGCTGATGCGCTCCATCGTGATGTTCATGATTCAGTCCCAAAGGTTAACGGTCTCACCCGTTGACGATTCCGGCAGCTCAGGCAGATCGACCGGCCAGCCGTGCGGCAGTATCGGCCCGGCGTCGGCGAGGCCGGGGTTAGCATCAAAGACCGATTCCGTTACCTGCTCCGTGCGCCCGTAGTGGCGGTAGCAGATATCGTCCACGGTATCGCCCTGCAGGGCGTAAACCCGCGTCACAGCAGGCTCACGATGCAGTTAGGGCGCTCACCGACGCGACTGATGCTGAACCGCGCGTCGCGCCAGTATTCGTCGGCGCTGGCTTCAACGTCTCCGGCCTTCTTCGTGCCGCTGGCGTCATAGCCGCGATAGCGCTCGGCGATGGTGGCGGCGGTGATCGCCTCAACGGCGGCGAGGTAATGCGTAATTTTTTCGCTTAGGCCGTCCAGCGCTTCCGCCGGGACGTCAGCGAGCGTTTTAAAGCCCGCCGCCATCTGGTCGGCGCGCCAGTCGTACAGTTCGGCGTTCACTTCGCTAATCGCCGTTTTCACCGCCAGCCGCAGGCGCTGCGCGGTGACGGTTCCCTCGTAGCGCAGTGATTCGCGCAGCTGCTGCAGGTCGATATCAGGCCAGAAAAAGGTGTTTTTTACCGGCGGCTCGGCAGTCTCTGCCGGTCGCTGTGCTGCAATTACCAGCGTGCTCATAGTTGGCCTCAGAAATAGGTGGGCGGTGGAGGACGGCGCAGGCACTTAAAGTGCCTTGCCGTCCTGCCGCCCTGCGCGGGGTCGCGTCCGGTCAGCGGCTGGCCTGCGCCTGCTTTTTCATGGCAGTCGCCAGCCGCTCTATGTCTTTTTTCACGCCGCAGCCCTCGTGCAGCTGCAGCGCGCGTTTCAGGTGATGCATGGCTTCCAGAGTCCCGCCCGAATCGCGATACACATACCCGGCGATTTTGTGCAGCTTGGCGCGCACCTGATCGGGCATGTCCTCGGCGTCGGTCAGCCGGATGGTTTCAAGCAGCGGCGCAATATCGACCGCCTCTTTTGCCGTCCAGGCGCGTGTCGCGGCGCTGGCAACTTCCTCGGCCAGCAGGTACGGCAGGCTGTCGCGTTTGAATCCGTCGGGCGGTACCAGACCGTGCGTTAATGCGTAACGGGCGATTTCGAGCGCGCCGGTTACGTCGCCTGTGTCCAGTCGCCAGATCATGACGGTCATCACGATGGCATCCTGCGCGCCGCGCCCGCTGTTCATCACACCTGCAATCCACGGCAGGTAGTCGGGCAGGAGCTGGCGTTTTAGCTCAGCCTTGCGCTCTACCGAGTGGACTTTCTTCAGGCGGCGCTTGTCCTCGTTGAGTTTTACGAGCATCTGCTCATAGCCGGTGGCGTGGCGCAGCGGGTTCGCATCCCGCTGCGATTCGGTTTCGGCCTGGACGCGCATCCGGTGACGGCGGGCGGGACTCAGCATGCGTTACTCTCCCGTTGCCGGGGTTTCGGTGGCTGCTGCCGGTTCACTGAAATCACCGAGTTCGATGTTTTCAATCACGCAGCCCGCCGCATAGTCCTCCACCACGTAATCCTCGTTAGCGGATTCGTAGTTTTCGATGCGGTCACGCTTTGGCACCTCCTCAATGTGGCGGCGCTGCGTGCCTTCCTGCCAGTAAATCGACAGGTTATCGGTGCGGGTGATCATCATGGCGTTGGCCGGGAAGTACGGCACGCGCACCGCTGGCAGGTTGCCGATGCGCTTCTGGCTGATGATGACATCAGCGGCAAGCTGCTCGGTGTTCGCCTGGTCTTTGTTCACAATCGGGAAATACTTGTCGGCCAGCAGCTGACGGCCCACGATGACGACCAGCTCCGGGTCTTCCTGATACCACGGCTCGATCAGGTTGTTGGTGGCGTCCATTACCAGCGCGTCGAGGTTGGCGTAGTCGCCGTCTTTGCCCACGCGGATTTTGGGCGAAATCACCGTGCCGTCTTCCTCCGTGATTTTGCTCATCACGCGGCTCGGCGCTTCGTTGCGGTACTTCTGCAGCCAGCCCACCGCCACGTCCTGCAGCATTGGATTCGCTGCGCGGTTAGAGGTTTTGGCGCGGTGCGTGCCGTTAAAGCCGATCATGATGCGGTCCAGCGCCTGTCGCTGGATGATGGAATCGCGCAGCCGCGTCTGGAAATCGTCGTAGCGCGCCCACAGGTCAAGCGTGTTGTAGCGGATATGGAAATCAAAGTTGACCTGCGCGCACTCATAGCCCTGGCTGTCGAGCGCGGAGAAATCAGCGGTTTCGCGCTCGTCGCCGCCAGCGGTATCGGTGGTGCTGGCAATCGAGCCGGACACGCCGACGCCGATTTTCTCGCCTTTCATTTCCGGCACCGGCACGATGTTGATGCGGGTCAGAAACGCGGACGACTCCTGCACGCGGGTCATCAGCTTCTGCGTGACGGACGGCTCGACGCTGAATTTCTTGTTCATATCGTCGATTTCAACGCCGTTCAGCTCGGCGACGCGGGACATGTAGGCGTTAAATTTAAAGCGGGTATTCTTGCGCATTGGCGCTCCTGTTAATCAGTAATCGGGTTTTCTCATGCCGGGCGTATCAGCAGTCGGTCTGCACGCTGCCTTTGTTGTCGCCGCCGGTCGCAGGCGGGCGACGGTTAAAGCCGCCGTCAGTTTTCGCCAGCGTCTCCTGCAGGGTGCTCAGCGCTTCGCGGTCTTTACGTGCTTCCAGCTCCAGCGCCGCGATGCGATCGGAAAAGGTTTTTTCCAGCGCGGCCACCTGCTGTGATTGGGTTTCGCCGTTCTTCTGCACCTGCTCAGCGACGGCAGTGACCGCTACGCTCACGTCGCTAAAGCGCTCGTCGTCGGTTTTTTCTTTGCGGGTAAACAGCTCTTTAACGCGCGACAGCAGCGACGGGCCTGCGTCGGCTTCGTCGTAAAACTCGATCAGAGTTTCTTCGGCGGCGGTAAACAGGTTCTCTTTGTCCTGCTTGCGGGACGCCAGCGGGCTGGCTTTGGCGGTGGCGCTGAAGCTCAGATATTCCGTGCCGAGGCTTGCCGGGTCGTCGGTCACGGCCAGACCAATCAGATAGGCTTCGCCCGTGTCGGAGAATTTCGGGTTCACTTCGATGGAGGTGTAAACCTTCTGGCGCGCTTTAGTCAGCTCGACCAGCTCCGGGGTGGGATCGATGTAGCCAAACAGCGCGAGCTTGCCCGCCAGCGGGCCTTCGGTAATCTCTTCGGCTTCCACCTTCGTTACGTCACCAAAGCGGCGGAACGTGCTGTCGGCAGCATAGCCTTTGATGTGTTCCATGTTGACGCGTGCGCCGTACACGGTGGGGTCATAGTTTTTCGCCATCTGCGAAATCCAGTCGCGGGAAATCTCGCGGCCGTCGGTGGTTGCGCCCTGCACAGCGATGCGGAAACGCTTTGCTTTAGTTGCCATTAATCAGGCTCCGGTCAGTGGATTGGTTCGGTTCGGGGCCAGTTTCACCGCCGCCACCCAATCCCTCAACGCATGCCCGCCCGCTCACGTATCAGCAAACAGCGAGTGCAGGCGCGCCCAATGTGCCACCGGTAGCCTTACCGGCATGAACATGACACCCGGCACCATCATCAGCGATCCGCGCCGTCAGGCTGCGCTGCTTTACTGGCAGGGGTTTTCCGTGCGCCAGATTGCGGAGACGCTAGGACAGAAAACGCCGACCGTGCAGAGCTGGAAGCTGCGCGACGAATGGGACAGCATCGCGCCCATTAGCCGCGTGGAAGCCAGCATGGAAGCGCGGTTGATTCAGCTCATCATGAAAGAGGTAAAGGGGAACGGTGATTACAAAGAGATAGACGCACTAGGCCGCCAGATTGAACGGCTGGCGCGCGTTGAGCGCTACCGCAGCAGCGGCAACGAGGCCGACTTGAACCCTAACGTGCGCAACCGCAACAAAGGCGAGCGCCAGCCGGTGATTAAAAACGTATTCAGCGACGAGCAGACCGACAAGCTTACCGGCCTGTTTATGGATGGTTGCTTTGCGTACCAGCTCGGCTGGCATCAGGCCGGACTCGCCCACCGCATTCGCAATATCCTTAAATCCCGCCAGATTGGCGCCACGTTTTACTTTGCCCGCGAGGCGCTGATCGATGCGCTGACCACCGGGCGCAACCAGATTTTCTTATCCGCAAGCAAGGCGCAGGCGCACGTCTTCAAAAACTACATTCTCGATTTCGCCCGTCAGGTTGACGTTGACCTGAAAGGCGATCCGATAGTGCTGCCCAACGGCGCGCGCCTGATTTTTCTCGGCACCAACGTGCGTACCGCGCAGAGCTACACAGGCAATCTGTACCTGGATGAATATTTCTGGATACCGAAGTTTCAGGAGCTGCGCAAAGTCGCCAGCGGCATGTCGCTGCACAAGAAGTGGCGCACAACCTATTTTTCCACGCCGTCGAGCCTGTCACACAGCGCTTATCCCTTCTGGTCTGGCGAACTGTTCAACAAAGGGCGCCGTAACAAAGGTGACCGCATTGAGCTGGATCTCTCGCACTCACATCTGGCGAAAGGCGCGCTGTGCGGCGACGGGCAGTGGCGGCAGATTGTCACTGTTGAGGATGCGCTGACCGGCGGCTGCAACCTGTTCGATATCGATCAGCTGCAGCTCGAGTACAGCCCATCTGAATATCAGAACCTGCTGATGTGTGAATTTGTCGACGACGAGGCCAGCGTGTTTCCGTTTGCCGAGCTGCAGACCTGCATGGTCGACAGCCTGGAAGAATGGACGGACTTCAACCCGTACGCGCTGCGCCCGTTCGACTATCGCCCGGTGTGGATTGGTTACGATCCCTCACACACCGGCGACAGCGCCGGATGTGCAGTCATCGCGCCGCCGATGGTGAAGGGCGGCAAATTCCGCGTGCTGGAGCGCCACCAGTGGCGCGGCATGGACTTTGCCGCACAGGCGCAGTCGATTAAGCAGCTCACCGAAAAATACACCGTCGAGTACATCGGCGTGGATGCCACCGGCATCGGGCAAGGCGTATTCCAGCTTGTTCGCCAGTTCTTCCCGGCAGCGCGCGAAATCAAATACTCGCCTGAAGTCAAAACCGCCATGGTACTGAAAGCGAAAGACACCATCAGCAGCGGGCGACTCGAATACGACGCGGGCCAGACCGATATCACGCAATCCTTTATGGCAATCCGCAAAACCATGACCGCCAGCGGCAACCGCTCAACCTACGAAGCCAGCCGCAGCGAAGAAGCCAGCCACGCCGACGTCGCGTGGGCAATCATGCACGCACTGCTTAACGAACCGCTCACCGCTGCCAGCGGCGGCGATAACCCTTCATTCATGGAATTTTACTGATGAGCAAACGCAAAGACCGCAGGGCATTTACTGCCCAATCCCAGCCATCACCGGCCGCGCCGCAGCCATTCGAAGCGTTCAGCTTCGGCGAGCCAACGGCGGTGCTGGATAAGCGCGATATTATGGATTACACCGAATGCATCCATAACGGGCGCTGGTACGAGCCGCCGGTCAGTTTTCACGGGCTGGCAAAAAGCCTGCGCTCGGCGGTGCACCACAGTTCGCCGCTGTACGTTAAGCGCAACATTCTGGCTTCAACCTTTATCCCGCACCCGCTACTGAGCCAGCAGGAGTTCAGTAAGTTTGCGCTGGATTATCTGGTATTTGGCAACGCCTTCGCCGAGCTGCGCCGCAACACGCTCGGTCAGCCGCTGCGCCTTGAAACGTCACCGGCCAAATATACGCGGCGCGGCGTGGAGGATGGGGTTTACTGGTTTGTGGGGGAATTGAAGGAGGCGCACCAGTTCAATGCGGATCAGGTGTTCCACCTTATCGAGCCGGATATTAATCAGGAGCTGTATGGCCTGCCGGAATATCTCAGCGCGCTTAACTCCGCCTGGCTGAATGAGTCCGCTACGCTGTTCCGCCGCAAGTATTATCAGAACGGCGCGCACGCCGGTTACATTCTCTATATGACCGACGCGGCGCAAAGCAGCAGCGATATCGAGCGTATGCGACAGGCTATGCGCGACACCAAAGGGATCGGCAACTTCCGCAACCTGTTTATGTATGCGCCCAACGGTAAGCCGGATGGCATCAAAATTCTTCCGCTTAGCGAAGTGGCAACACGGGATGACTTTTTCAACATCAAAAAGGCCAGCCGCGACGATCTACTAAGCGCGCACCGCGTACCGCCTCAGATGATGGGGATTATTCCGGATAACACCGGCGGATTTGGCGATGTGGTGAAGGCGGCGCAGGTGTTTGTCCGCAACGAACTTATTCCGCTTCAGGAGCGATTAAAGGAGCTCAATGAATGGATAGAGGAAGACGTTATCGCGTTTAGATCTTATTCGTTTGAAATTCCCACAAGTGGATAAACAATATGGCCTAAAACATGAACTCTAACCACATAAATGTAAGTGTTTTTATTTTCGCTCATAGTAGCAAGAAACTCGCGAGAATCCACTCAAAACCATAAGAGGACATTCTACATATAAGACCGCATCATTAAGAGGCAGTTAATGACATGAGCCCCCCCCCGCTAAAGTTTTGAAATATTCGTATTGTTAAAAATTATTTTGATGTGTTTGACAAATTTACGTCATTTGCCTTCAAATTAGCATGGGTTTAACTATATGAATTAATTGAAAAATATTTATTTTTTTAAAAAATAATTTATAAGGATTTTTCCGCAAGCTTAATTTGATTGAAATCTCGATATGACATAGTTAAGATTTATCTCAATTAATGTAAGTTTCATTACGAAATGTAACAGTGGTGTGATGAGCCTTATTAATCAGTAACTTAATTAGATTATCACTTGGGGTATTATGTCAGAAGATTTGTACGACAAAGGTTTTTATGATAACCAAAGGGACAGCAGCTATCGGGCAGCAATTAAAATACTTAGTGAAATTAAATGCTTGTATAACTTCGGGTCAGTGGTTGATATCGGTTGTGGGATGGGGGAGTGGCTAAAAGCGTCAACTGAACTGGGTGCTACAACCATACAAGGCTATGACGGTAACTATGTCGACCGCGAAGAGATGTCTATAGATAGTGCATTTTTTACAGAAATAGATCTGGAATCAGATAACTTATCTATAAATGAAAAATATGATTTAGCAATTTGCATGGAAGTGATCGAACACATTAGCCACGAAAGTGGGTTGCTGCTCATTGACCAACTTTGCAAAGCCTCAGACGTAGTGCTTTTTTCTGCTGCAATTCCATTTCAGGGAGGAACGGGTCATATTAATGAAGCTTGGCCTCAAGAATGGATAAAACAATTCAATACAAATGGATTCTTTGTTGTAGATTTTATACGCCCTAAGTTTTGGCATGACGACTCTTTACCATGGTGGTATCGGCAAAACGCATTTCTTTTCATCAAGGAAAAAAGCTTAGCTGCAAATTATTTTGATGATTTCAGTGAAAGATTGATGATGCCTCACAGTGTAGTTCATCCGGACCTTTTTATTTTGAACTCATCCAAAAATAATTTGATAGATGGCAGTAAGGGAGGGGGTTTTTTGTTGACCGAAGACACTCGTAATCAAAAAATTAAACCTTACGATGATAAAAGTTGCATTATCGATTACCCCTGTTCAAATCATTATGATGTAAACAGTGGAGATAAGTGCGTTTCGATTATTATGCGAACGCAAAATAGACCAATACTTTTGGCTCGAGCCATTGCAAGCGTAGTTGAACAAACATATTCTAAATGGCATTTATATATCATAAATGATGGTGGTGATAAGAAAAGTGTTGAACAGTGCGTTAACTTGTACCGCGACGCCTTGATAAACAAAATTACTATTTTACATCATGACTCTGCTTTAGGAATGGAAGCAGCTAGTGATAGTGCTGTAGAACTTATTGAAAGTGAGTTTGCTATAGTTCATGATGATGACGACTCGTGGGATAAAGAATTTTTAGAGGAATGTGTAGATTATCTTTCAGGCGAGTCAAATAAATTTTACGGCGGCGTAGTAACACACACCACATTAATCAGAGAGACTGTTACTGACAGTGAGATAAAATTCATTGAGGAATGCGATTTCAACAATTGGTATACTGAAATAGACTTATATCGCTTACTGGGTGAAAACACATTTGCTCCAATTTCCTTCATGTTCAGAACAAAATTATTTGAAGAAATTGGTATATTTAACAAAAACCTTCCTGTTTTAGGTGATTGGGATTTCAATATAAGAGCGCTCTTTTCAGCCGATATTGGAGTTTTACCAAAAAAATTAGCATTCTATCATCATCGCATTCAAAGTGAAAATAACGCCTACGGCAATAGCGTTACACAAGGAATTAACAAACATTTAAGATATAACACATTATATCGCAACTCATTACTCAGAAAAGCTACAAAAGAGGCTCCTTGGATGCTTGGCCTCTTAATAAACGAAGCGAAAATTCACCATGAACTCAATAATCGAATTACAGGATTGGAACATCGATTAGATCAAGTTTTGTCTAGATCAGAAAAAACTATTAGTGATATGCATGAGCTACTTCACTATCATATGTCATTTAAAAATGAGCAAATTCGCATTGCGAACGAATCATTAGCAACAAGTATTGAATCTTATAAACTAATTGAAAGAATTTTCAAGATCTTCTCAATTGTATCAAAGCCAATTTTATTTATAAAAAGAAAAGTATTAAAAATCACCTAGTTCATCAACCAATAATTTAAGTTTAGAGATCATGAAAGATAATTTTTTTGCAACTTTAACAACTGACAGTAAAGAGAATTACAACAAAGCATGTGTTGTAAGCTTTGATATTTTCGACACTGTAGTTACTAGACTTGTCGCAGCGCCAAAGCATATATTTTCATTAGTGGCAGAACGTTCAAAAAAAATTTTAAATAATGAGCAATTAAAAAAATTCACATTATGCAGAATTGAAGCTGAAGAAAGAGCTAGGAAGGCAGCGAGAAATGAATATAGGGAAGAGGTTACGCTGCATGAGATCTATTATCAACTGAAGTTATTACTTAATATCAATGATTCACTATTGGGGAAAATACTCCAGTTTGAAAATGAAGTTGAATTTGAGAATGTCATTCCTATTGAACCAATGGTGCAAATTTACAATAAAGCTTTAAATGACGGTAAGCGAGTTGTTTTTGTATCTGATATGTACTTAGATAAAAAAATTATTGAAAGTATTTTGATTAAATGCGGATTTAATGCATATGAAAAACTCTTTGTTTCAAGTGAAATTAAGTTAACTAAGGGGTCAGGTCGCTTATGGCCTCATGTATTACAGACACTTGACGTAGAACCAAACAACATCATCCATTTTGGTGATAGTTCATGGGGAGACATCAAACGAGCTAGTGAACATGGATTAAATACAGTACATTTTCCTTTTTTGGCACAAGATCAAAAAAACAGGAATAATGTTAGTTCAACCACATTAACTCTATCAAAGTTCGTGCAAAAAAATAGAATAAACGATATTTTTTGCAATAATACCTATAAAAGAATTGGAGAGAATTATCTTTCTGTGATGTATATGAGCTATGTTAAGTGGATAGCAGAAAATGCAGAAAAAACAGGAATTAATAATCTTCTTTTCCTTTCAAGAGATGGCTATATACTAAAAAAAGTTTGGGATATTCTGTCTTCGAAAAACCTTGTACCTCAAAATATCAAAGCATCTTATTTTCAAGTCTCAAGAAAATCACTGATTATGTCTTCAATTGTTGAATTGACTCCATCAACTATAGACTTTCTAATCAGTGGAGGGGAGAAAGGTAGAACTGTTAAAACCTTTGTAGAAAGGACAGGCATTGCGATATCAAATAACATACTTTCTAAGATAAATGCTATATTTAAAAATCCTGAATACATCATTAGCTCCAAAGATGACTACATTAATCTTAGGCAGTTATTTGGTGATTTAAGAAAGGAGATTTTAGATTTTAGTGCGCAATCAAGAGTAAACGCTATTAAGTATTTTGAAAGCTTTAAAATATTTGACGGTCAAAGTCGTACTGCAATAGTTGATTTAGGATGGCAGGGTAATATGCAGGGCGCCATAAAAAAAATCATAAACTTTGTAGAACCCAACATTTCAATTTCTGGGTTTTACTTTGGCCTGTGGCGCAATGCTCTTGGAAAATTATACTCATCAGGAAGCATGAAAGGTATGATTTGCAATGGGCTACAACATCCAGATTTTGAAAGAAAATTAATTCAACTAGCTCCTTTACTCGAAGCTCTACATAGCGCCCCTCACGGCTCAGTCAAAGGTTATGAGAGTGTGGATGATGAAATTGTAGTCATACATCAAGATTATAAAACTGAAAAAAAGGTCTACGAAGATATTATCGTTAACCTTCATCGTTTTGCATTGGCTTCCATTGAAAATATTGCATCAGGTAAAAGCAATTTAAATTTCGATGAGTTGAATACTAAGCTATGCCAAGAGGTTTTAGAGGAGTTGTTGGTCCTTCCTAACTCTCGTGAACTCGATGTACTAGGTAAAATACGTCATATTGATGGATTTGAGCATTCGGGAGAAGGTGTAAGTTTAGTACCATATGATGAAGAAATTCCAAAAAATGAAGATGATGCATTTAACATTCTTTCAAAATATCATTTTTGGATTCCTGGTGTTTTAGCATTTTGGAAAAAAGAGTTTGATTATAACAATCATATGGTTTTAAAAAACTTGTCTCAAAATTATAGATATTTGGGACAAGATTGGATTGACTCTCTGTATCATTAAAGCCTTAATCAATTTTAAGTCCCTATTTAGTTATTACGATAGGGACTTATAGCAATCTATGTCCACGGGAAATAAACATTAGATTTCCAACCTATCGCAATTATTTTCACTTAAACCATTAAAATAAAAAAAATTATGAAAAAACGTGTAAAGGAATATGATTTAATCAGGGTAATGTCATTCTTATTTATAGTGATACATCATTCAGTCACTGAAGTAGTATCTAAGTATGGCTTTAGTAACTGGATGTCGAATTTTTTTTTAGGTGGTGTTGGTGTTAGCTTTTTTATTATTTTATCTGGCTGTTCACTTTCCTTAAACGAAAGAAATGAAAATTTCATTAAATTTTTCCTTTCGAGAATTTCATCAATTTTACCTTTTTACTGGATAGCTTACTTACTGGTCCTTTTTTATCAATATGTGTTTAATGGTGATGCTCTTGTGGGTACAGATATATCCAAGGTGCTTATTACAGTATTTGGGCTGGATGGCTATTTAGGTTCAAAAATAAAAACATATTATTTGGTCGGTGAATGGTTTACTGGATTTATCTTGATTCTATATGTTTTCAGTCAGCCGGCTATATATTTGGCAAAAAAAAATCCACTTGCACTTATTGTTTTAGCGACCATTTCATCTTGGTTATCAATTTTATTATCTGAGGACATTTTTAACAATTTCTTTTTATGGAATAAGGAACCGCTATGGAATCCTACATCTAGGTTAATGGAATTTAGTTTTGGTATTATTACAAGTTTATACTTATTAAAATCTAACTTTAAAATGAACATTGCAGCAACAGTGTCTGTATTTTATCTATTTTTATTATTCTTATTAAAAGTTAATCTGCTACAATTCACACTATTAGGAACCACGTTTTGCATTGCGGCCTTCATGATAGTACTAAAAGCTCTAATGTTAATCAGGTTTAACCCTCACTTTTCATGCGTAATAAATTTTCTATCAAAGTATTCATTTTTGGCATTTCTGTTTCATCACCAAGTGATAATGCAAATTTTGATAAAAGTGAAATTATTTAAAATTACATATAGCGATATTATTTATATCGTAACGGCAACAATATTTATTAGCTACTTTTTAGCCTTTGTAGCTTATAGGCCATCAATTTTTTTAAAGAATATCGTATTTAAACATCTTTTGAAGTGAGAGTTTTGGGAGTAATTATGATGAGATCATCTTATACCTCATCCATGGTTGATGTTGATTGAGATAAGCTAAACCAATGAATAAGAAGCCTGCAAAAATGCTAACCTAAAGCGATTGGCTAATGTTTAGAGTGAAAATTGTATATTAAGCTTTATAAGTATCCAATAATTTCTTGGTGTAGAGGCCATCAATGCTACTATAAGAACGTTATTTCTAACCTATTGATACATGTACTCGTCATTAATCTCATCTTTCGTAAATCTCAACAGTCAGTAGGTGTTTTATTTGATTTGTTTAGCTTGCACTAAAGCATCAGAATTTTATTTCCATCAGCAGGGCTGCTGATGTCCTGAGCGCTTATTTCCAATTCTCGAGAGGGTTGCTCGCTTGTTATTAATACAGTTAAGCTTGTGATCATCAATGAGATTATTGGTAAGTAAAAAATAAAAATAAAGGTTGTACAAAAATGAGAGGGTGAGGGAATACGCATAACTGCACGCATGATACTTTTATTCTATTTTTTAGTCATTAACTTGTTGCAACATTAGAGCTTTAATAATGGATAAGATAAGTTCTTTTCACGATTTGAGTTTCCATCAATTTAAGCGCCGAAATGAATTCCGGCTCGATCTATGTGCGACCATCAAAAGTTTACGCTTATCTCATCAAATCGGTATTTATAGCGAGAACAAACCAACCACACAGCTGTTTCAATTATTCTGCGCGCAATGCTTTCCCCGCCACGCCTGCCCGCTTTATGCATCGCTTTTAATGCATCTGCATGCCTCACCTCATACCGCTCCAGCCGTGGGCAGAAGGGCGATCAGCGAACCTGTTTGGATCATGCGAAATCACGCACCTACATGCGTTTTGCTGCAGCATCAAAAAAGCCACCTAAACGGTGGCTTAGTCGCAGCGCTGAAACTTCCAGGCGATCATTCGGCTTGGCAGTAGATAGCGTCTTGATAGAGTGAGGTGTCAATCGAACCGGCCATGTCACTGATCATCGACAGTGCCATCTTTAGTTCATCTTCCTTGCAGTGTGCAATCAAAGAGACGTCGGCGATAAATTGTATTCTGGCTACAGTCTCGCTCAGATTATCGATGTCCATCAGCTAATTAACTCCTTATCAAATAAATATACTGTATGCATAAACAGTATCACGGCGTTAAGGAATCGTAAACAATCGTATGGCTCGGATTAGTCCGACCGATTGATTATTGAACATTACTACCTTTTCGATGCTGAGCGGCCAATGCCTGGAAACGTTGTAAGGCGATGGACGGTTTTCTACGATCTACGAAAAGATGGCCACTTGTTCCACTCCAGAATATTTGCGCGCCAACTTTGAGCTTGTGCCCCATCATCATGCGCGTAACTTCACCTTCGGAAAGGGTCAGGCGTGAGACATCATAAATACTGTCTTTGAGCTGCTGACGCTGATCTCGATATTTATCAGAAACCGGCGCCTGTCGTTTTTTTCGCGGCTTTGTAGGTGTACTTTCATGCAATCTCTTCAAAATACGTCTTCTCTCGGCTCGGGTTGGCGACCGTGTGAAGTCGATAGGGGGATCATCATCCGGCGGGGCCGTACAGTTATTGACAGAACTCCAAGAGGACGCGGACGCCCCCTTAACGTCAACGGCCAAATCAACGGGACGCTTCGGCACAATCTTCCATTGCGTCAGTCTGGTTAAAATCGGCGTATCTACGCCAGCGTCTGTTGCATACACGCCTTTGATGCGCATGGTTTCCTCGCCATAGGCATTCAGGTCTTCACTCGGTTGATACCATGTACGTACGGCCAGTTCATCACGACGAACAAATGCGCCGCCTTGTGCGTTAACGTAGCCAGCCCAATCGCCAGCATCTGCTGCGTCATGTGCAGCAGCGAACTCGATACTGAGTCCGTGCGCGGTTTCGCTGTCGGCCATGCGACGTAACTCGCGGTAGACCGTGACCGGCGCGCCGCCAACAAACTGGAACTGGCGAATGTGCCAACGCGCCGCCCATGCTGAAACGGCTGAGGCAGTTTCTTTCAGCTCTTTGCCGCTCTCATCGTCAAGCTCGCCGTCAAGCGCATAGCCATCGATATTTTTTGAGATGTATTTCGCCACGTAGCCGGTGGCGCTGCCTTTATCGGGATCGATGGCTTCAGCATGAAAGCGCGCTTTGCGTGCCTTCTCGCTGGCTAGTTCAATGCCATCTTCCCGACATGCATAGTCGCTAACGACCGCACGCACGCGATCAACATTTTCAGGCAGCATAAACATCAGCATGTGCCAATGTGGAGTTGCATCGTGATGGGGTTCGGCAACACGAATGCCGAAAATACGGATTTCTTCGCGATGCAGCTTGGCGCGAATTTTCTGCCACACGTTGCACAGATAACGTTGTGTGTCTGCCGGACTTGCTCCATTCCACTTGCGGTTACGATGACCGGTCTTGATGGTGGCGTGGTATCGAGAAGGGGCGGTAACTGTGTAGAACTCACCGACAAAACCCATCTCGTTGCAGATATTTTCAAAGCCGCGAATGCGATTCATCAACTCGCAGCGCTTAATGGCGGGATTCGACACGCTGGAATCAAACTTGTCGATTAAGCTGATCCTCTCGCCGGTTTCCTCATTCTCCAGCTCAAGTCCTTTAAGAAACTCACGCGTGCGGCGCTTTTGCTCGCGCCATTCCGACACCGTCATATTGCTGGCATAGGGCGTATGTTTTTTGCTGACGTTAGCGAGAGCGATTTGCAGATGTTCACGCCAAGACGCTGCGATACGACGCAGGCGACCTTTCCACCATTTCTCGGTCTGCATGCGCATAATTTCGGGTGTAACTTTTTCTGGCTCAAAGAATCGGGACGTGACTTTTTCCCATAACGGCGGTGTCTGGTTGAATTCGCGAGTGATGGTAGCGGCGGTCATGTAAATGCGGTGCGTGTATTTATAATCTGATTCGTTGGCAGATTGAGCATGCGCCTGTACCAGCTCAGCCAAGATAAAGTTGGCAATGTCACCAGCCAGTAAATCAACATCGGCGCGAGCCATATCGGGCAAGCGGTTAAAACGACGCATTAATTCCCATAGTGCACCGCTGGCTCTTGCTGCACCGATGTCCTTTGCCGCATTTTCTGTCAGCAAATTAAACGTGCCGGCCTTCATTTCGTCGAGCCGGTATTTTGCATTCACACATTCGACGCGTGGCAATGTGCGCTCAACAAAAGTCTTCGTTAAGTACGCATTGGCACGAGCAATGCCCTGTGATGTTTCCAGTTCGGCGACGCGCCGCCTGACATCGAGCTGAATCAGCGTTGGCTGCTGAGCGAGTAACTGCTCAGCATGCGCCAAAGCCGCAATCAACTGATCGCGGCTTCGCAGTTCCTTATAAGTAGGATAGGGGCTGGCGATTGCTTCCCGTGGAGCATTCCACGGGTAAGCATAATTCTCTGTCATCAGGCTTTGGCCTGCAGATGTTTTCCGCGCTGCTCTTCAATCTCCTGACAAGAAACGCAGCGAGTAACGCCAAGATAGGCTCGCCGACGCAATTCAGGAATTGGGGCGTCACAGTCTTCGCAGAAAGAAGCGCTAATCGCAGGGGCACGGTTAACGATGAGCGCGATATTACGTTCGAGCATTTCCTCGGTGCGCTGCTGCACAATATCCATTGAGTCGGCCATTAGTGCGCCTCCGCGATTTGTGTCTGCAGTTTTTCAACTTCTTGCTGTAACAACTCAGCAGCCTCAACACATGACATTTCCTCACGGCGAATAGTCCAGGCAAGCACATTGAGGCGTGAGATCATTAATTCTGCTCGGTTGCGACGTTCCTCTTTTCGCGCGTCATTGAGCATCATGTCGAGTTCGATGTACGACTCAGTTTGTGTGGCTTCCAATAATTTACGTTGCATGTAATTTCCTGTTTTTGGGCAAAGTGAATCCCGGCGGGTTTACGCCAGTTAATTGCATTGGGTTATTTAGTTAGAGAGAGTCATTCGCTTGGGGAATAAACTCACGACAGCTTTTAATTGGTTCATTGCACGTATGACGGCGGTTTTTTCATCGGTGCTTAATTCGCTAAAATCGGCGCTGTGTCGGTCTTTGCCAATATTTGCCAGGAAAAAGATGGCGCTCAGTGCGCGCTTATTGTCCTGATAGTTGCTGTCTCTAACATCACGCATTGAGTCGAAGAATCGCGATAAATCCTGTTCGCTGTCGCCGCCCTTAAATTGCGAGCGCAACAACGCAACGTGATTGAGTGCCGCGACACGTTGACCGGCGCTCAGTTCGACAAGCATTGAATCGCCTTCGATAGCCATGATTTGCCTCTCTTGGGTGTTGCTTGAGTTCGTGGTGCGCTTGAAACCTCTTTAACCGGATGCCAGCGCTTACCGTTATCACCTAAAATCCAGCCATGTCCGTAAGACATTGATGGGCTGCGCCTTTTGAGCTGTGCAGCAAATGAAATCATGACTGCACCTCAGACCACGCCAAATGACGCGCCAAGACCGCTGATCGCATCGACAGTTGAAGACAAAGCAGGGTTAGCCTGTATGCGCGCTTGAACGGCTAGTGCGGCGAGGGTTAAACAACGAATACCGCTGTTAACGTTTTGCAGCAGGCTACGTTTGCAGCTAGCGCTCAATTGCTCAGTGGAGATCGCGCCAGCCGCTAACTGACCAACTTCAGCGGTGGCTTTCATCACATACAGCGGCAGTTTGTCGTTGGCAACTTCGTTGACCGGCACACAAGGTAAGCACTGGATTTGCGCAAGTAAGCCATCAATGAGCGTCGCGTCTTCGGTGACATCGGTAAGCACTAACACTTCTTGTACGGTGAGCTGATGAGGCTGATCGGGATTCAGCTTGTTACGCAGCGTTTGTGCTCGCATGACTGCCTGCTGCGCAACGTCTTCCATGTTGTGGGTTAACGCGAACTTGCGGCAGGCATCGTCGTAATAGTTATGGGTAGAAACTTTGAAATCAAACATAGTCAAATTCCTCACTGCCGAACACAATCACTGGCAAAGTTGAATGTTAACGTGACTGAAAGTCAGCTTCTTTCGTTAAAGCGATCATGTTGATGAGCACTTTTTCCATCTTGCGAGCTTTTGACCTGATTGGTAGGCGACCATCTTTCACCATCAGGCGGCAGGTTTCGTAAGGTATACCGGTCACTTTTGCGAATTCCGGCAGCGACAAATAAGGGCTGCTCAAGGTAATTGAAAGTGGAGAATTCATCGTGCATCCTTGTTCGTTAAGGTAAATGCGGGTAATTGCGTTCGCTGGTTCAATATTGACTACGTTACATTTCAAATTTGAATCAGTCAACGTTCACATGGTGGAAAAGTTGAATGGAATTTTCAGGCGGACAAGCTTTAGTTGATAGGTTATTGAAAGCCTACGGTTTTTCCACGCAGAGAGAGTTGGTCGAAAAGATTGGTGTTGGTCATGGCACGGTCAGTACATGGATTCGCCGTGATTACTTTGCCGGTGAAGCCGTAGTGCAATGCGCCCTTGATACTGGGGTTTCTCTAGAGTGGCTTGCCACGGGAAAAGGTGAGCATACAATCGCTGATGTTCGCGAAAGTGAACAACAGCCTTCTAAAGTTGAAAGCCTGCCATTTAGTTCTATCGATTCTGGGCATCTGCAGCTGCGGGAGCCGGTTTCAATTCAAGCTTCTTTGCTGCCTTCAGGTCATAAAAAAGTTGAAGTCATTCAGGTGCCGGAAGTCAGCACGTTCTATTTGGTCGATAAAGATTTTGCAAAACCTACCGATGGAATATGGATTACTCAACGCGCTGATGTTGTGCGATGTGAAACGTTGCAGAGAACGCCGGGCAATCATTGGCGTATCGAAGGTGTAGATTGGCCTGTTGATGAAGTTAAATTAATCGCGAAGGTTATAGGAAGTATCAAACATAAAATGTAATTGGGGATGCTGTTGATAGAAAAAATAGACTACCTAATTATTGGATCTTTGAGTTCAGGAGATTGGCGCCAGTATTCTGCATGATGCTCATTATGTGGTCATGTTTAAAAGCCAGAAATCAAACATTGACCACTGTTTTTATATACAGTAAAAAGCCCTCATTTGTTTTTTGAGGAAACTGTATGTCTGTTAGAAAAGCCGAAAACGGAAAGTGGGTTTGTGATTTTTACGCGGCGGGCAGAGGAAGTAAGCGAATTCGCAAAAGCTTTGCAACTCGCGGCGAGGCTTTACGTTACGAGCGAGAGCAGCTCGCTAAAGGCAGCGAATCCACCATAAACACGATTGAGGCGGAAGCCCGCGCGGTTCGCCTTAGTGAGTTAGTTAATGAATGGTATGAATTACATGGAAGGTCTTTGACCGATGGCGATGCAAGGCTGCAAAAATTGAAATCACTCTGTCATAACTTGGGTGATCCAGATGCTTTCACACTTAACCAAGAAATGTTTGCGGGCTATCGTAAGCAGCGGTTGGCGGGGGACTTCACCGCTAATCCAAAGCATGGCATCAAGAAACTACCGAAAGAAGCCACAGTAAACCGTGAGCACGCTTACTTACGTGCAGTGTTTAATGAACTAAAAAGGCTGGGACGTTGGAAAGGTGATAATCCACTCGATGGTGTGCGGCTCTTTCGCGAGAGTGAAAACGAACTGTCATTCTTATACGATGAAGATATTAAAAGATTACTCAAAGAGTGTGACGCATCATCAAATAAAGATCTTGGCATTATTGTGCGTATTTGCCTCGCAACCGGCGCCCGTTGGAGTGAAGCCGAGCAGTTGAGGCAATCTCAAGTTATGCCATTTCGAATCACATATACCAATACGAAAAGTAAAAAGAATCGCACTATTCCAATATCGAAAGAACTTCATGCATTAATTCCTAAATGTCGTGGCCGATTATTTGACAATGCTTATGATGCTTTCGGATTTGCGATTGAAAGGGCGAACATTGAATTGCCGGACGGCCAACGCACTCATGTTCTAAGGCATACCTTTGCAAGTCACTTCATGATGAATGGTGGAAATATATTGGTGCTTCAACAAATATTAGGTCATTCGACGATTCAAATGACGATGCGCTATAGCCACTTTTCACCAGAACATTTAGAAGCAGCAATCAATCTTAACCCATTCGATCGATTAGGAAAGGAGAACGTAAATTGATTTCTTTTAGGCAATATTTCAACATGAATGCGGCTAAGAACTTTTATCTATGCGTAACTGCTGCAGGCGTAGTTGTATTCCTTTTCTACTGTCTGAGAATAAATTTTTTTCCAACGGGAATGTCCCTGTCTGATGCAATATTTTTCCTGCTTGTAATATTTTCATTTTCACTTCTCATGGGTTTCGCTTTTACCGGTTGGTACTCAGTTTCGTGTATTCTAGTTTGGGTTTTTCTTAAGGTTTCATTGTTTATTTGCAGAATCACCAAGAGAACAAAAAGTAAATTCTATAGAAACGCTAAAGGTTCTTATAGAACTGCAAGAAAAATGAGTTTATTTGAACCTATGTTCGCATTGATCATAGTATCCATTTTAATTGGGGTTTTTGTAGCTAAGTTAGTCTTAGATGGAAAACTTCAGATAATTCCGGTTATTTCCTCTTTTTTATTGGTTGCGGTAGGGATTCTGTTAATTGCAAATGTGAATTTTGAAAAATTGTTGACCAGAGAGAAAAAGAGAAAAATGACAGTCGCATTTGTCGGATTTATGGTTTTTATCTTTTTACTTTTTTCCGGTATGGGCGAAATTCTGAATGATTCTGCTATGAGAGTTATCGGAGTTAAGAAAAATGACGCCACTTTTTTGTTAAAAGATAACGATTTAGAAATGGCAAGGCATTTGACAGGTAACAGTGGGCAATCATTCTTCTATGGCGATGTGCTATTTACGGGCGTGGGAGACACATCATTACTCGTCATCAACGATAAGCGATTGATCGTGAAAAACGTCAACTTAACAATCTCTTTTTAAGCGTGGGCAGACCAATTTATTGTGACTACCAGCAGACGGTTAAACCCAAGTTAACCCATTTTTACCGTCTATAACTCTTTGATTTACCGTAAGTGCATGATTTTAAAAGTTCTTGAAAAGTCTTTAAAATCCCTCGGCTTATGGCTGTGCGGGTTCAAGTCCCGCCCCGGGCACCATATTTGCAGTCGATAAAACGAATAAAATAAAGCAATAAGCAGTAATGTCGTAACCGCCTAAGGGCGGTTT